GTACATCAAGACCGCCAGCAGTAGTCTTTGCAAGGTTCAAATTATCTAAATAAGCCTGTCTCGCGGCAGGATCAATTGACGTTTTAGATTCTTGCGGTTTTCCACCTTTAGACATAAGTCACCTCATAAGTCTTTGCACAATACGAACCACTTTGGCTCGTATCCCCTGTCTCTTAAAAATGATCTCTCCCAACCCTTACGGCCTGCGAGAGACACTCGGCTGCAACCTTCACTCTTTCCCCACGATTCGATGATAGGTTGCATCAATCGGAGTTCATCTAGGTCGCCGCCAGCAAGGAAGAAGTGCAAATCCTTTAGCTGCGGATAGACAATGATCTCTGTCACTACCACTGAACGCTCACCAGGCCAGAGTTGGAAATTCCCCTGTCTGATGCCTTCAGCAATATCCTCAACACTGTGAGAGCCACCAGAGTATTCTAAGGCTGCGGCCACATGATGGCGCAGTCTCTGAAACTCTTCCTCATCATTCAACGCTTACCTGCCGTAGTTGCGTCAACTCGGTTCACACCAACACGCCAATCTTCTAAAACTGCGCCGGTGTACCTGATCTTTACCTGACGGCCAGAGAATCTCACATCTGTCGGCTGCGCGGCTGGATACGGTCCATAGGTAGTTTCAGTTGATGTTGGATACATCCGAGATTTGAAGCTGATAGCTACTTCACCCAATGTCTGCTCGTCAGGGATCACCCTACGCACTGACATGATGTTGTCCCCATTACCGATTTCATACGGTCCGGACTCGGCATAGACAGACCCACCATCGTAGGCATAGCCAACCTCATGCTCGTAGACGTAGCCTGACGCATCCACCATGATGGGATTCAAGAATACTCCACGATCAACGCCGGCAGTCCTGCCCATAGATCCAATATTCCAATGACCTTCGCGGTAGTTGTAGGTTACATAGGAATCAACTTCATTGCTGGCGCTTGATGGGTAGAACCACCAGACTTCGCCATACTTGCTGTTGTGTACAGCGTAGACCTTGCTGGCTTGGTTGTAGTTCATGTTGCTGAACACATAATCAGAGACATCGCAAGGCATGGGTTTGACATAACCATCAAACATCCAGAATCCTGATCGAGACATCCACATGGCGGCAGAGTCGATGGCGGCAACAGATTGCGCTGATATTACTCCGCATCCTGCGCCTGCACGCTCAAAAGCATAAACGTAAGGCAGTCCGACATAGCTGGCGGTGTGGACATCAACGTCAGTAAACAGCAAATTGATGCCTCTAACGCGCTTTCCGCATTTGAGAGCGCCAACCGTGTTCAGCTCAAAGTCACCCGCCTGATTGGTGGCAGAGGCCGTCCAGACAGTATTGTTTTCCTGATCTGACCACTTGACCAGACGCGGGTTGCTGGATGCGCCCAAAGCAAACAAGAATCGCTCGGCAGTAGACAGCAAGGCAGCGCAGCCGGTTGGCGCGTTGGTGATGGCAACCGCCAGCGTTGGCGTTGCAAAACCTAACTGCCACTCGTAGAGTTTGCCATCAGAATCAGAGCACGCTACTAGATATTCGCCCCATGTGTCCAGACTCCATGTGGTGGCTGGCGCAATAGCACCGGAATCAGGACGCGCTACACCGTAGGCAAATGATCCATAAGTGTTGTATCCATAGCCTGTGCCGCTGACAGCATCAGCACGGCCTGACGCAATGCCTGTTGGTGTGATCTCTTTAATCACATTGTTTTCGTCCATGGCGTAGAGCTTGGACTGCGTACCGGCGGCAACGTACCGCGCACCAGTATTGGTACGCCAAGTCAATATGCCACGGCATTTCCCTGTCAGCGCGGTGGTTGACTTCTTACGCCACCCACCAATAGGCCGCAAAGTGTTTTCGTACCAACGCACAAGGTTAGCGTCAAACCAGCGTCCGGCAGACTGATACTCTGTGCCGTTGCGGTATACGCCTGGTGGGATTTTGAGTGGAATGAGTGCCATGGCTTAATTATGCTGTTTCTGTGGACAAATTGGACACGAATGAAAGCGTTGCAACTATTGATGCCGTAGACGGTCTGGTTGGTGAAACGCCAGCGGCATACGCTTGAATAGTCACATTTACGTTTGGGATTGACCAGACCATTTCAATGTAGTCATTGGCAGCAAATGTGATGAAGTAGTTCCATCCTACAATGGTATGTCCACTGATACCGCCATGAGAGCTTGGGATACCCACAAATCCATTTGATCCAACAATATCAGTTCCATTTTTACGCAGCCATATGTTGGCATCATGCTCTTGCGTATCAGTATTCTCAAACTGTATGCTGAATTGCAAGTTATAGATGCCAGCTTGCGCCACGGTCAATCTGGATGCCTTACCGCCACTTGTAACCACCGTCACCCCATTGGCAAAGTCGGTAGTGTTAAAAGTTATCAAGGTAGCTGTATTGGCCGTTGCTGTCTGGTCTGTAGTATCCTCAAACGCACCATATGGGTTGTTGATCCACTTGCCGCCACGCTGACCAAATAGCGCAGCAAACAATGCTGTGAGCTTGCTGAAATAGACATTCAGACCGCCAAAGGACTGAGCAAAAAACCTTTCCTGATACTCAGCAGTAGGCGTACCGAGGTTTGGTTGCGCCGGTGTCGTTATCTGCTGACCAAGGTTTAGTGCCATTAGACGTTTCTCTCAAAGTGTGGGCAGTCCACCAGGTTACTGAAGTGGCCACCCCATCGATTCTTCGGGTGCAACGATTCCCAGTACAAACCCAAAGGCTCAATGACTACCTTGTCCCAAATGATCTTGCCATCTTTGAAGAAGTTAAGATCAATAGCGCAGCGTTTTAAGTGAATGCTGTTCATGGTCTTGGACCGGCCTGTCTTGAAGTAGATGGCCTGCTGCTCTACCGTTCTAGCCAACTCACCGGCGGTGACCGTAAAACCCTGCTCAGTGGCGTATTGAATGAGCTTGCAGGCATCAAGTAGGAATGCGGCTTGTTCAGTGTTTAAGCTCATTTTTTCCTCATTTCTGCCAGCTTCTCAACCGTGCGGCCACCAAAGTAAGCGGCCATGATCAACATTCCCCAGTTGCCCAACAGCGTGACGTAGGACTCGTTGGCGTTCAACCCATAGGCTGACATCATGGCAAACAAGAAGTACCCCAAAAAGATAGCTATAAGGCTCATAGGCCGGATATTCTTGGATAGCCAAGAGTCAGATGCCATATCAGCTTGCCAGCGGTCTGTGATGTTGTCAGCGTCATTCTGAGCAGCCTTGGCCAACAGGTCAAGCTCGGCCAATTCCATCTTGGCTTTTTCGATACCTAACTCCAGCAGGCGCTCTTCATGTTCAAACTGTAACTGACGCAGCTTGCTGACATCTTCTGGCGTTGGGTTGTCGGGGATCTTCACGCCAAGCGTGTTCTCAACCACTTCTTTGCCTTTGGCTTGGATGGCGCTGGAGAGCAAGCCAAGGCCGTTTTGAGCCAGGCTGCCAAGCAATGATGCAATGATGGGTATCACTTTTTCTCCTCCAGTTGAATAATCAGTCGGCGAATAATTGCCTGCTGTCGTTTGTTTTCTTGTTGTATCTGTAGCATATCAAAATACATTGATGCCATGATGTACAGAAATACCGGAAGAATCAACATCGCCACAATCAGTGAAATCAAAAAAACTATTTGCCCATGCTCATCTGTTTTATTGACCAAAGCATTAGGTGGAGGTATATAGAAACTGTCAGGACTGCTGCGATTATTAGCGCCTTGTCTTGTAGATTGCTTATTGTTTTTCTGCGTTGCCATTTACGTTGCATCTCCATTTGGCGTTCCAGTTCAATCTGCTTCTCGTTTTCCTCATTCAGTTTTTTATATTCTTCTTCAAACCGTGACCAGACTGCACCAAGTGCTGGGTCTGTGTGATATATCAAAAACTCACGCAATTCTACTGACTGTCGTTCCAACTCAATCTGGTGAAACACATTCTCAAGAGCCTGTGCTTTCATTGATTTGGTTTTTGGTGGGTCAAGCTCTTGGCGCTTAACTTCTTTTTTTATCTCTTCATGCGAATCAAAGAATTGTCCAATAAATCCAGATATTTCCTTGGTTATCTTGTAAAGGTCTGTCCCTGCGGCTTTGGCATCCTTGTACAGAGCCACACCTTGCTTAATTCCAGCAATTGCAGCCAATGCCAGTGTGATAGGTTCAATTTACAGCCCCAAGAGTTTCTTAACCATTTCAGCGGCAAAGCCTGGCCCAAGCAACACAGCGGCAATGACAATGTAGATCAGGTACTCAATCCGCGTCATGCGAGCTTTTCCAGCTTCTAGCTTCTCTTCGATATTTTTATATCGCTCGTCGCAAGAGGCTTGGTGCGCGTAGAAGTCTGTCTCTAAACTCATGGCATTGCCGCTTTAATTTCGTCAACAGTGGATGCTGAATTGATTGCTGTTTGCATGGCGGCGTACTTGTCACGCACAACTTGCCTTGCCGCTTCTGCCGCTGTTGCCTCAGATGGAATGGTTGCCTTGATGTCCAAAGGCGCAAACTCAGCAGATCTAGCTTCTCTGCGCTTGTTGTGGGCAATGGTTTTGGCTTTGGTTATGTTGATGGTAATCACTCTGAATACTCCCATGCGTTGCGGAATGTGCGGTCACTTGGCACTTCATCGTCATTGACAATTTGGTAAGGTACGCCAGCGGGTACGTCCTTAACGCAAACTTCCTCGATAGACAATTCACCCGTTGGGGTGATGATTGCAACGCCGGTTTCTGTTTTGTAGATTATTTTCATTTTTAGTCCTTATCTGAACACAGAGACATTGACATATTTAGCATCCAAAGTGCTACCGACTCGATCCCTAATCACCATTCTAAAAGCACTGGTTGTAGGGGCAACTTCAGTCAACCCAGTCTGTTCAGTGTTAATGTTTACTATAGAAACTTGCGAAGCAAAAGATGGGCTGCAACTAACGACACTTGTATAATTTGCATCCGTTATAGCAGTCGTGAAGTTCACCGTGTAATCGCCAGTACCGTTATCCGTAATGCTACTCACATTACCACTTGCACGAATAGCCACAGTACCTGTGCCGTTAAAGTTAACCCAAGCACGGCATGAGTAGTTAATACCATCAATCGTTGTCGATGGGTTTACCAACCCGCCAGCGTTTGTTGTTACACCACTTGATCCATCTAAAGTCATTGCCATGATTTAGCCCTCGTACAAAATGTTGATTGAACCAGCGTCATAAGTGTCTGTGCCGTTGGTAGTTGTGATGCGTACAGCGGTTAACGCAGCAGCTAAAGAAATTGTCGCGCCCGTAT